ACCTTGCGCATCGCGTGCAGCGTGTCGACGCCGATCCCCAGCTCCTTCGCCGCCTGTTCCGGCGTCAGCAGCGGGGTCATGGCTTGGCCATCCTTTCGGCCGGAAGCCGGCATCGAACGCCTGCATCAGTAGCCCGAGCGTGAAGGGAACGGCGCGCGGCTTCGATGGCCGCTCGAGCGCCGAGACCGATAGCGTCACGAAGCCGAGCACCTTTGCCAGTTGCGCCTGGGTAAGCCCGAGCCGATGCCGAATGGCGCGGAACTCGGAGTTGGTCATTGTCATTGTCGAATCGCTCCGTGTTGTTGGTATGCCGGGACGCATATACACGGTTTAGCGCAGGTGACAACTGTCGGGTCAAGGCGTCGGGCTTCAGCATCATGGCGCGACCACGATCTTCACATCGCCGAGCGCAGCGGCGATCTCGGCCATGGTGTGGCTTTCCTCCCGCATCGTCGATCGGATCTCACTCCACTTGCCGCTGTTCATCGCCGGCGGCGCCAGCACGAAGGCGTCCGTCTCGTTGAAGCGGATGATCGCCGCAATGCCTTCCTCGCCGCGCCGCGCCAGGTAGGCGCGCAACGCCGGATCCTGGTGCGCATCCGGATATTTCGGATCGACCCACACTTGGACAACCTGGACCGGCACCTTCGGCCCGCCGTCATTCGGAACCGCCGTCACGAAGTCCGGAATGATGTCGACGACGTAGTGCGATCGATCAGGGCGGGACAGCTCGGCGGTGTCATCTTCGACCAGCCACCGGCAATTCCAGAACCGGCACGACGGCGGCCGCCGGTCATAGATCGAGCAGCCCTTGCCCATGCGCTGGTGGTCGCAGCGCTGGCCGGCAAGCTTGTCGAGCTCGCGGACCGCGATCAGCTTGCAGCATAGCGTGCAGTCGCCGCATTGCCTCATTGCCGCGTCCCACCCGCCAGCCGGTCCAGGATGATCTTCTCGTTCACCGGGATCAGCGCGCGCACCAGGTGGACATGCGCCTCGAGGAGCTCATCGCGCACCGCCGCGGCGTCCGGTCCCTGGATTCCGGCGAGCCAGGTCGCGAGGAGGTCGGCCAGGACTCCGCCCTGGATGTCTGGACCGAGGCCGCGAAGCATCGGGCCGATCGTCTCGGATATCGCTTGGATCCTGCGCGCCATCTTTGCCGTTGCCGCGTCGCTCATTACCCGTCCTTCAGACTAGCGAGATATTTCAGCGCCGCCGCCTTCGCCAGTTCCTTCCGGGCAACCCTGGCCGCCGTCTCGATCAGCGTCTTCGTGAAAACGGGATAGGCGGACAGCCGGTCGAGCAGCTGCATGCGCAGTCCGTCGAGCCGTTCCAGGCGATCGTCAACCTCGATGTCGGAGCGGCCGGCGATCTGCAGTGCCTCGGCGATGGCTTCGCTGCGTAATACTTTGTCGGGATCCTGTGGCGGCGACGAGTGCGTCGCGGGGGGGCCAGGGTCGTCGCCGCCTTCACCGGCCAGCTTAGGACTGGCCGGCGATCCAGAATCGTCGGCGGCGGCGGAAGCTTGCCGAAGCCCTTCGCCGCCGCCTTCATCCGCCGCCGTCGAGGCAGCGGGCGGATCAGATGATATCCCGGCGTTGGCGAATGCGTCGAGGCTGCTCTTTGCTTCGGCCGTCGAGGATTCCGCAGTCGAACGCAAGGCCGGGAACGTCTCGTCGAGCGTGGCCATGCCGTCGGCGACCGCCTTCATCATGGCGATCACCTTCGCCACGTCCGGCGCTAGCCACTCGGCCGCGACGCGACCTATCACCTGCTCGACGCGGCCGAGCTCGACCTTGCGCTCGGCGAGCCGCTCGACGGTCCGCTTGCGCCACTGGCCGAGATCCTTGCCGATCTTGTCGACCAGCGCCTCGCGCGCTTCGTCGAAGGCGAAATCGCTGAACGTCTGCAGCGCGTTGACGACGACGTTCCTGATCGCCTTCGAAGCGCCGATCTGGAAGGCGATATCGAGCCGGCGTTCGTCGTCGGCGCCGCCGATCCTGCCGCCCGACTTGCGCTGCTGGAACGGCCGGGTGAGCGAATAGCCGGTCTCGAGATCGACGAAACGGGCATGAAACAGCCAGCTATCGCCGACATCCTGAGCGCGGCAATCGATCTCGGCGTTGCCGTAGAGGCGGGCGACATCGTTGGCGAGCTTGATCGATGGCCCTTCGATGAACTCGACCGTTCCGGTTTTCCGGTTTTTCACCGGGAAGCGGTAATACCAATCAGCGCCAGCGGCCGCGGCGAGCGCCTTCAGCCTGGCCAGCACGCGGCTCTCGTCGCGGTGCACGGCCACCGCGATCGCGCCGTGCACCTGGCCGGCTTGCGGCAGGAAGTCCGGCGCGGTGACAGGCACCAGCGCCTGTTGCGGAAGCGCGGCAAAGTCGTCGAGCGCGCTGCGCTTTTCGTCACGCGTGGTGGTCTGGCTCATGCTGCCTTCTCCTTTTCCTCGATCTGGCGAACGCGCAGCACGGCCCGGCTGGATGCGGCGACGGTATAGGCCCTGCGCTCCTCGATCTTGCGCGAGATGCGCCACTCGCCGGCGGTGGCTGACGTGGCGCCTTTCAGCTTGTCGACGATCTCGGCGTCGATTTTGGCGAGGTCTTCCTCGCAGGCCTTCAGCTCGGTCTTCAGATCGCGGCGCTCGTCGAGCAGCGTCAACATCCTGTTGTCGGTGCCGAGATCGAGCGGAGCCACATCCGGCCGCGGCGGGAACATGGCAGCGAGCGTCTCGCCATCCTTGCCATAGTCGGGCGCTGGTCGACGGCCGGTGGCGATGTTTTCCCAGAATTCCGCGGCGATCTCGCGGATGCGCTGCTCGGCGCCGGCATGCCGCGCGATCTCGCGCACGACGACGTCGGCCGAGTAGGTATCGATAACCAGGGCGACCAGCAGGCTGCGGTCGGCATCGAGCAAAAACCCCTCGGCGAGCGTCTGCAGCTGGTAGGCGAGCGGCGTGCGGTCGTCGGCCCAGTCGCGTTCGTAGGTCGGCCTGGCGACGACCTTGACCTGCACATTGATCAGCCGCTCGGGATGCTCGGGATCCTCGGCCAGCGCATCCGGCGTGGCGCCGAGCCGCACCTCGGGATCGCGCAGGTAGACATTCGCGCGCTCGATGCGCCAGCCGGGCAGCTCCTCGCGCAGCGCCTCGAGCGCGGCCGTCTCGAGCCAGCGGCCGCGGCGCATGATGTTGGACTCGCCGTCGGCGCGGATCTCGCCGGCCTTTTCCGCATAGACGCGCAAAGGCGATCGGTAGGGATCGACGCCGACGGCGGCGCCCAAATCTGAAGCCGTCAAATCGTGCATTCGCAGCTGGAGCCACGAAGCACGATCGGTAATCTGGAATCTCTCAATCGACATGCGCCCATCTCTTTCGGCGTTTGATGTCGTTGACCATGCTTCTGCTCACACGAAATTCGGGATCCTGCGCCCGCAACGGATGCAGCCGCATGCCTGGCGGGATGGCGTGGCGCTCGACGGTCATGAATAGCCGGAGCCGTTGCCGGAGCCGGAGCCGTAGCCGGAGCCGTAGCCGTAGCCGGAGCCGTCGCCGTCGCCGTCGCCGTAGCCGTAGCCGTAGCCGTAGCCGTAGCCGGAGCCGTAGCCGTAGCCGTAGCCGGAGCCGTAGCCGGAGCCGTAGCCGTCGCCGGAGCCGGAGCCGGAGCCGGAGCCGTGGCCGTAGCCGTCGCCGTCGCCGTAGCCGTAGCCGTAGCCGTCGCCGTCGCCGTAGCCGTAGCCGTAGCCGTCGCCGTAGCCGTAGCCGTCGCCCTTCAAATAGCGCTCTGGTTCATCCACGGTACGTCTCCGCCGCTTCCCAAGCCGCAACTGCAGCTTCGGTCAGTTCAACGACGCTGGTGATTTTGCGCAGTTCGATGTCGGCGCGAGCGCCTATACGAGAGCCCTTGCCTGGCCCGGTCTCGGCAAGCCCGATGAAACCACCGGTCTTGTCCGACCAGTAGATGCAGTTGCGGGCGCGCTTCAGCTTGATCGTGTCGCCGGACGTATCCTCGGCATAGCCGAAAAAGACGCCGCGGAATTCCGTGGTCACGATCACCGGCCGCGCGCTTGATGCCTGTTCGCTCATGGTCCCCTTCCTCCTGTTGCTTTCCATTGCTCGACGGTCCATTTCCACACCTGATGCTCGAACAGCACGGCCGGGCCAGCGATCCAGTCGAGATCTTCGGGCTGGTGCTGGCCGGGCTTGTGGTAGAGCGTGTTGCGCCGATAGATGATCGTCGCCGCTTCGTTTCGTTCAAGGCCAGTAAGCCTGCCGAGCTCGTTCACGAACATGTCGAGATATCGGTAGTCGGTACCGCCGCTGAAGTCTGAGAACACGCGGACGTGCTCTATCGGACGGCCAGTGATCGGCTCTATCAGCTCGCGCAGCGCCAGGAGGCCGCGATCGTCCGGCATCTCGACATCCCGCGTCTCGTGCGGCTGCTCGGGGCGCATGATCAGGATGCGGGTTTTCATTGTGCCGCCTCCCACACGCCGCTCCAGCCTTCCTCGCGGGCCTCGATCTCGGCGCGCAGCCGCTCGACCTGGCTGG